TGGTTATAAATGCATCTTGTTTGTTTAACTTTTTGTAAGCGCTCATTCATTAATAATCAAGCTTGATTCGTATTAATGCTTCTTTTGTAAAATCTTTTAGTAACGGTCTTGATAGTTTAGCAACTCCTAATAAATCGTTGTTATCATTGTATAATCCTATTGTTGTAAGGTATGCTTGGGGTGTATTTATTAATACATCATATCTCAACTCTCCTGATCCTGTTATAATGGATGGGTTTGTTGAATAATTATATTCGCTATTTCTTACCCTAATAAATACATAATTTGATGTGATAGTTTCTTCTGATTGTAGTATGAACCTACCGCCTGCTTTTACTATGTTGTAAAAAGTTGATAGATTTGGAGATGATGCTAAACCTACTGCAGATGTTTCATTAATAGACAGTCCTAATCCTCCACCTCCTGCTGTTGGTGCTTTCAATGCTTCTCCATTTAAAACGATAACTCCTACATCTGGTAAAAACTTACCGTATGATCCTGAGTTGAATGAATATCCTAATGTATTTAATGATGTAAAAGGTGTTCCGTTTGATCCACTTACAATATCATATACTCTTCCTGAGTCTGTATACGATATTGTACTCAATACCTGGCTATTATCTGTTAGGTTTAGTGTTGTAGCTCCGTTTGTTAACCTTAGGTTAAATGATCCAGGAAGTAATTTTTCCTTATATCTACTCCTGTTAACAGAAATTACAAATATCGAATTAGGAGTTATATTTCCGAAAGTAAAGTCAGTATTCTCATCTCCATTAACAAGTGTTCTATATTGTCCATATATTATAGAAGAAGCTGATTTTCCATCCTCTCCTGATGTTATATTTTGTGATCCGCTTCCTTTTCTATTACCGTATGCAAGAGAGAATTGTATTGCTGCTCCAGTTGTACTTGGTGTGGTTTGATAGATATCGTAGTAATATCTATTAATAGTTGCCTGTGCTGATGCTGTTACGAAATTATTTGTTGATAAAGTTGTAAGTTGTCCTGTCCAGGCTGGTGCTACTACTGATTCAGCACTTATTGTAATATCTTCTGTATCTAATCTTTTGAATGACATATTATATTATTGTGTTACTTGTATAATTGTTACAGGAATGGTTACCCTTGCTCCAGAATCTCTACCTATTATTGTAATTGTTGTCTGTAGTTGCGTATTTGATCCAAATAATGTATTAACTGTTGTTGCTGTTAAGTTAATTGAAGTACCTATTACTGTTTTAGAAACATTTGTTCCTAAGGTAGTTGTTGAATTTAATGCTGTTGCTTCTGGTGTATTTACCCCTACTCCGTTAAATGAATTTAATACCCTAGCATCTGCGATAGTTGCTGTATATCCTGAAGATTCAAATGCTTGTGAAGATCCTAAGTAGTTTAATGTTTGTGGAGTAATAGCAAGTGATGCTCCTTGTTTTAACCTAATAGCAGCATACCCTAAATCAAGAATTGGTAATCTAGCAGTTCCTCTTGGTAGGGTTGTTAGTTTATACTTCATGATTTGGGTTTCATCAGGAAATGCTTCTAATAAAGGCATTGCTTCAATAGCTTCACCGTAGAAGGCGGATCCGGAAGCATGATTTGGATTATATAGAGTGTAGTCAATCTCATCATCTGCTAAAGCAAATTGTGTGATTTTAAAAGATCCATCACCTCTAGCTAATAATTCTCTTCCTTTTTTTGTTAAAATAGCATCAACTGTTACTACTTGATTACTTAAATATCCCATTTTTTGTGTCTTTTAATTATAAATATATGTATTTTAATTTTATTTTACCACTATACTACTACAACCTGTCCTAGGCTGTCAACAGCTAATATCTCAGAGGATTCTTTTATAACTAACCTACCTCTTGATATTCCCTGTATTTTATTTCCGTTTAACTGGTATATTTTTGTTAGATTTGGTATTTTGTATATTGCACGAGATGATGGACTACTAAATAATCCAAATGGTGATCCGTTCCATCTTCTTGTTACGGTTAGTTCTATAAATCCAAAAGTAAAAAGCAATGGCTGTATATTATCTACTCGCATATATTCTGTGAAAGTATTTGCAGTATTACCGTTACTCATCGTTATTATATCTCCTATATATATATCTGGAAAGTTTTGGGGTAAGTTTGGAAACTCTTCAATTACTATTCTACTATTATTATCAAATATTCCTACATTACTGTCTACTACATATTTAGTTCGTGGAAGTGGAGCAGGTGGTTGACTTGGTAAATCATCCTGTGATGTACTAAGGTAGTCGGTATATAGTATAGTGCTACTTGATATTTGGTTGTTAATTGCTTCTGTTGTTATACTGGATGGAAAATAACTTCCTTCAAATGTTTTACCTGTTATTGCCGAGTCTAATCCTCCATAGGTTCTACTATCTGTGGGTGTTCCTTCATATCTGCTGTTAATCCATCCTGTTGTTGAGTAGTTACTATCTTGTATATCTGCTTTCTGTGCTGTTAGTGTTATTAAATCATCAATGTTAGTTGGATTTGCTGAACCTGGTCCTCCTCTAATCTCATACCTATCAGCTACCATTATATTGGTTGATTCCCTATTATCTTGCACATTATTTAGTAGTGCATCATAGTCTCCTCCAAAAAAGATAGTATCTGTAGTATCAGGTATTGCTACTACTATTTGTGAGTATATTATTGATGTATCATCTGCTAGTGAGTCAATTACTATTGGTGTTATCTCAAAAAAGTAATAAGTTACTTCTAATTCTTCCCCGCTTGGACTTTGATATGGTGCTGCTCTACTTGATCTTGACTGTATTACAAATGTGTAATTATATCCATTAATTGTTATGTTAATTTGCTGTGCTGATAAGAGTAATTGTGATGAGTCATTACCGTTATTATCAATTGCAGGTATTGTTAGTCCATATACAGTCAGTGGTACTTCTTCACTATACCAAATATTTACTGAGTTTGGCTGTGTTGTATCGACTATTTGTAAGAATTGTGCGCTAGTTATTGGCATTTATATATTATTTTTTAGTTTAACCTCGAGGGCCTTCTCCCGTTCCACCGCAAACAGTTGGCTCTGGAGCAAGACATAGATCTGGTCTAGTGTCAATGATAAATACCGTATTATTCCGACATTCGTAATTACAAATAGGAAGCCCACCGCCGCCTTGTACATATGGCGGTACTATACTTATATCACTTACACAAGGGAAGTCTATAGTGTTATACATCGAAAGAGGGTTAAAGGCGGTTATACGTATTGAGCAATCTGTTAGTTTTGTACCTGAAGGTACACCAAGGAAGTAAGGTGACTGAGAATCAGAAATAAGAAATCGTTCCTCAGAAACGGCCCAACGGTTGTATCCAGCTGAGTTATTGTTTATGTAATCTTCAAATGCTCCTCCTTCTATAAGCCATCCCCACCAGCCATTAGTTGGAGTACTTCCTGGGTAAAACTTTAATGTAAGTTTCTCATTACCATTCCATAGAATTTCATTTGGAATATCAGAAAGTGGAAAAAGTGAAATATTTTGTCTTAATTCCTGACCTGGTGTTATAAATGCAAAGCTCTCGATTGCATATTCTGCTCCAATCATTAATTCTACATAGTACTTAGTATTGTTATCATTCTGTCCTGTAGCTAACAAACTCTTAATTGTTTGAGAGGTATTACCTAGTGATTGATCTATTGTTCTTCTACATACTACATACGTCTTAGGACTTACACTTTCGTTTGCTTCAAAGTAACTTGTATTATTGTAGTCATAAGACCTAATCCCGCCTGGGAGTGATATTGGACATGTAGAATTAACAACAGCAGTAATTCTTGCTTTACAGGAAAAAGCTCCTTTAGCGTAGGCTTCAATTGTCTTATCTCTTGCTTCAATAAAAACTGTGGTATTTGGTGGATATGTATCAGCAGGAAATATATGACTTCTAGGGTTTAGTACTTCTGTAAAAACAGTACCAGCAGGGTTTGTTACGTAATACCCTATGTTACTGTTATTTTCTAGTGTGAAATACGTCGGTAGATCATATTCCAGGTCTGCTACAATCGATCCTAGTTGGTTTGCTAGTACTGTTTGTAAAGAGCAACTTGCATACATTCCTTCTACACTAGCTTTACAGTCTTTAGGATTTGATGCAGTTGCTTGCAGTTTTATTTTGTCGTATTGTTGAAAATTAGTATTTGTAAATATATATGGAAATACTGGATATACTTCAGGTCTACCTACAGCAGATGCAGTATACATTGCAGATGGTGGTGCTCCTTCAAAGAATGTTGATACTTGGTATAGTTGGTTTGGAATTATCTGTAGTACTATACCTGGTGGGGGGGTTGCTCGTAAGAAACATATATCAGCAGAACCGCTCACTAGTACAATATCGTATGTTAATTCCGTAAATTGCGCTGTTGTAAATGTATTAGCACTTGTTAAATTACCTTGTGTAACTGCAATGTTACTTCCTGAAAAATCTCCGTCAAACTTTGTTTCTTCGTGTCCGTGTCTGTAATCAAGTCCTAAACCTGAAGGTGTTTGTACTAGCCTATAGTTTGTTAATTGGTTATTTAGATCAAGATACGTTACAGTTGTGTAACTATCATTAATACCGAAAGTATCTCCATTACTACTTTCTATAAAAGCAGTACCTATCGAACCGCTACGTTCTGGTCTAGATCCTGATAGGGATACTGATTTGGCTTTGTTTCTTTGTAATAGGTGCGGTTTGATTATAATACCTGTATCTGCTGTTACTCTGGCAGGTATAAAATCACGAACCATTTTAAAGATAGTATTATCGAAGAATTTTATCAATCTAACATAATCAAATACATCATAAGCAGTAGAACCGCTCATAAGTCTATTTGTTAGATTAGTCAGAGTATCAACTACAGTACCTGCATTATTAAATGTTGCATAACTATCTAATGTTAAGTTTCTTGGATCTCCTATATAATCATCTATATTGAAGTTTATACTAGATTGTTGTGCAGATACAGTTACTTGGTTAGGGTTAGAGAAGGCTGGTGATCCGGATCGTGCATCAATTACTACAGTATTACCAGCGGTTAGAGTTGAGTTTTCTGTAGCACTGGTTGTGCAGTTTTTATAACTATAGAATACTGGACTTGCACTTATATTTTCTATAGTATACGTAATACATAATTCTGCATTTCTTAAGTAATTATCTACATTATCGGTAGGTGAAAAACCTATCTCTACAGTATGTAAATCATCGGTATATTTTGGATCTCTCTTATAGATTGATGTATATGATGATAAGGTATTACCTGTTATTAGACTACCTGTATGATCCAATCTTATCTTATCTAAAGAACTAGTATAGTATTCGTAGTCACCATAAAAAGGTCTTTCGTTTACATTTCTTCCTCCGTATAATTTTATTTTTAATATATCGGAAGGAATACCAAAACAGTTGATTAATGCCCTTAATCCTCTTTCAGTTCCTTTTGTTTTTACTAAATGAGATAGGTTATGGTAGATTCTTTTCTGTACCTCTTTATTGTAGTTGTCGTAAGATGATGGTTGGATTGGAGTATTTGATCCTGTTAAAGAACCTGTTATATAATAATTAATATCTTCACTTCCTGATTGATATGCTTGACCTATGAATGACCCAAATAGATCTTCTATAGAATTATTTGATGTATATAACTTAACTCCAAAGTTCTTTAATGCTTCTCCTACTAAATCTTTTGAAATACCAAAATCTAGTCTATTATCTCCATCATATTTATCTGTTACAGCTTTTCCATATATCCATAGGTTATCAAAATGCTGACCTATCATGTAGATGAATGTCAGGTAGTTTTCATTATTTGGATCATCCCTTAGGAAAGATGGTATTGTATTTATTAACAGGTTTCCATTAGATAAATCATATCCATTTGCAGTAGCTAATTGATTTGCGTACCAATTTAATGCAAGTGGTGCAGTACTAACTGCATTTATATATGGTCGTGTTGTATTTGTTTTAGGCCAAGCATAGCTGCTTGATTCATAATATAAGAATCTTTCGTAGTGATCGAAATTATTAACAACGCCTTCTATTTGATTTTTATAATACGTGTTACTACCTGTTGTTCCAGCTGATTGAGATGCTGCTGTATTTATTTGACCTAAACTAGAGGAGTACCCCTCTATTAACTGTAGTTTATATTTAAAGTTAACTAATCTTTCATATGCAGATGAAAAGTGGATAAAATCACTATAGTCTGTATGATCTATACTAATCTCTGCACCTTTTTCATTATATAGTGAGAATATTTGACTATTTGTATTATTTACTGGGTAGCTAAATAGGTCATTATAGGAGTAGTATCCTGTTGGTACTACACTATCGTCTACTACATCTAGGTTAAAATTAGGAGATCTTAATGTTGGTGTTGCAATAACTTCTGGTACTGGTGTACTATCTACTTCAAATGCTACTGAGTCTGATATGATTTCGTTTATATATGTAGTTGATTTTAAGTCGTAGGTTGTTGGTAGCGGTTCATATAATTTCACTGCTACGTAACTATTCCCGTTACTTTCTACAACATCAATATTTATCCCTATAAATAAATCATTGTTATCAAAATTTAACCTAAATTCATTAAAATAAGATTGACTTAGTAATTTATCCTTTACAGCTTGGGTATATGATTTAATATCATCACTTGTTAAATCTAGTGATTGTAACCTTAACTCTGTTCTATCTGGTGATATAGATTCAATATAGAAAGGTATTCTCTCTTTTGTGTTTGTATATAGATCGTTTAAGAAATGGTATAGTAATTTAACTCCGCCATATTGATATCCATATAGCTTACTATCTTCAATAGGGTCTATAGATAATATAGATGCACCACTTTTTCCTGCTGATTGTGCATTACCTAGTAATTTATAATTTGAATAGTTATAATGGCTTTCTAGTAATGTATCTGATAATGATAATATATGTAGTTCAGCTAAGTTTTTTGAACTGTCAAATAAGTTGTTTACTTCAAAAGTACCAATAAGGTTCTTATCAGCTTGAGAAAATTGTTCAAAACCGTCTATACTGTTTGGATCGTCTTGATTGACTGTATATGTTATATCTGCCATTATGTACCTTCTGCTTCTATATCTATTAGTTGTTGATTTAATGCTAAGTTCTGTTCTCTTAAGTCAGCAATCTCATCTAAAAGTGGTTGTATATCTTCTGTTACTCTATCAAAGGTAACTAATTCAGAACTTTTTTTTATTAAATATTCATGTGAATCAGTTTCTCCTGTTATATCTATACTAAAGTATAGCTTCTCGTATAATCTAAATAATTCTTCAGGAGTATCTGGATCTTCTTCAGGAACTGGTTGGGTAAATGTCTTAAAAGAAGTATCAACTACCTTATTAAATTTATCAGTACTAAATACTGTTTTAACTATTGTTATATCATTATCCATTTCTTACTACCTTAAATATATTATTATTACTATCATCTACTACAGTAGTACTTCCGTCTAAGGTTGTCTTAAGTAATATACGGTAATATCTCTCCGGTTGCAACCCATCCATATACACATCAAAATAAGGTCCTGTTGAATCACAGCTTATTTTTGTAAAATTAGTATCAAAATCAACAATCATTTCTTCGGTATTTTCATCTCTTATTCCCCAATACGATGCTGCAGGTAAGGCATAGTTAATTAGAAAAATTGATGTAGTACTAAAGGATCTAACTGGATATTTTGGTTGTGCAGTAATTCTAAATCTCTGCTTTCCTGTATCTACGTACTCTCCTTTATTGTTGTTGATTTTTATCGTAGCAAGACTATTGTTTAATGTTGAAAGACTTCCTACATTGTATGATGTATCGTTCCATTTAAACTCTAAGTATGGCGGGTAGATAGTATTTGTATCTGCCCCAAAGTATTTTAATCTGACAGAGGAAGTTGTATTAAACTCTAAACTGCTGCTTAGTTTTAATATAAACCCGTTATTTCCGATAGTTCCTGCATTCCATAGCTTCACAGCATTGGTTACATTTATATCAATATCATAAGTCGATTTAATAGTATTGGATTGAGTAAATTCTAAATTTGTAGCTCCTGATCCAGTATACCATGCTCCGCCTCCTGGTTTAGATCCTGTTGTTGAAAAAGTAACTCCGGGAGGTAGTGATGAAGAGGGCCAAGCGTTTGTTTCACCTCCTTTTTGATATTGCCAAGATACTCCTGATGTATTTACTGGTACATCTCCATATTTACCTGATCCATTATCCCATCCTGTATCTGAATAAAGTGGGTATGTATATATGACTGTATTAAGTGGTATCTGATAAGCATCAGCAAGATACATTCCTAAGGAAGCACTATAGTTATTATTACCTATTTTATTTGTAACAACATCAGCAATTTCTGTTGAATCAAATTGAACTAATATTCTACTTGTTTCACCTTCTCCTGAAATATCTGTATATCCTCCTACTTCTAGGATTTCATCCATTCCTGAATTTCCTGTAGGTGTTTCACTATAAATAAATGCATCCTGTTGTGGGAATATTCTATATACTGCCATGTTATAATGTTGTTATTCTTCCTTTAATATCTGTTGTTGGGAATCTTACTTCAAAGATCATAGGATCGTAGGAGGGGTATACTACGTTATTCCTAGTAGCTCCTTTTATATCATATGCATATTCTGAGTAGTTCCCTCCTGATTGATTAGTTATTTCTACTTTTTGTACTGTCTGTACTCCTTTCACTTGGTCAAGTAGTGTGTATATACTCGATATATCTATAGGTTGGTTTATATTCCATTTAGTTATATCAAAGTAATCCTGCAATAGTGTTGTACATTGTATTAATACATCACTCCCTAAGTAATTAGGTCTTAGTATTATATCAAAATTAACTCCTATATTTACAACAAAAGCATCTTTAATATTAACAGCATCTGTTAGTAACATGTATTGGGATAGGTATGTCTTTAGGTTATTCTTTAAGTTAATTGTTGCAGTAGTTAGGTTTTTATTCCCATTATAAGCTAAAGTATATAACGATAACGATAAAGGATTACTGTCAATTATACTGTCTGTTGCTGAGTTTGGATTAGATAACTGGTCTTGAGTAATGTAAACTTTCCCTACTGATCCGTATTTAGATGGTAATGATAAAGCTCTTACTGTATAATCCTGTAGGGTAACTGCTCTACCTTGTTCATTAAATGCTCTTAAGGAGTTCTGTCTTACCTCTTCTACTGTATCGCCGTTTCTTCCTCCTGTAGCTGCTGTAAGATTATTAAATGATAAACCTGTTCCTGTACCTGATGAATTTACACTAACTACTGTTGTAATAGTATTTGCAGGAACATTTGCGGATACTCCTCCTCCTACTAAGTATCTTATCTGTAGAGTACCTAAAGGTGCTTGTCCGTAGGTTTTAGTATGTAGGAAGTTAGATGGGTCGTACGCATAATCAATTCTAGAGATCCCTTGACTAGTACCTAGTCCTACATTAGTTGGATCAGGGGTAATAATTGCATCATCTTGTCCTGTTATACCTGCTCCAAATTGTACTAATAATTGACCTGTCGAATTAAATCTTGTTGTAAATCTCCTAGGTACTTTCTGCAGTGAGAGATTATAAGGTACTATCCCGTTATCAGTTGGATCTCCATTTGTATCATCTACAAAAATTGTATCTTGTCCTAAAAAGGGGACTTCATGCCAGATAGTATTACCGTTATTTTGTGTTATAGATAGTATTCCTATAATATTTGAATCATTAATTGTAATAGTTTTAAACTTTTCAACTGATGTAATTGTTTCAGTAACTGTTCTTACTTCTCCTGAAAATGCTTTTGCTGTTTTAAATAACCTAAATTGATTTGGTTGTCCAGTTCCGTCTAAACTCTCTACTACTACTGTTGTTGGGTCGTATGAGCTTGAGAATGAGAAGTCAATAGGTTTATCTATATAGAACTTTACCTGTCCTGCTGAGTTTGAACTAAGTTGTGTTCCTGCTGCTACCTGTAATGCTTGTGCCCAATTTGGTTGTGCATTAGTTCCTACTGCGGTAACTATGTGAGATACTTCTATTTCAACCTCTGCTACTGTTGTAGTTTTAGGTCTGTATCCCATCATATAGGCTAAATCATATAAATTTGCTGGATTTTTAGCATACTGTAAGTATGTTTCCTGTAACTGCATATCTTGGTAGAAAGATAATACATCTCCTACATATGCAGCCATTTCCATAAACATCATACCAGGTGAGGTAGGACTAAAGTCGTTATAGGTGTTTGGGAAATAGTTTTTAGTATACTCTATTAACTGAGATCTAAAATCGGTAAAATCCTTATTTATATACTTAATTTCTCTATCTTGAGCCATTATTGTTCAAAATTAATTACTAATTGGTCTTCTATGTTTGTCATACTTACTCTATACTTTAAGTAAATAGTAAATATATGACTATCTTGTTCACTTTGTGTCAATATTTCAAGTATTTCGACGTTTGGAAACCAAGTTGCAATACCAGATCTAATTACAGATTCTATTTCTACCGATTTATCTTCTGTCATCTGTTCGAAAAGTATAGCTCGTAGACCTGCTCCTAGGTTTGGATTAAGATATCTTTCAAATTGCCCTGTTAGTAGGTAGTTTATTAGGTTTGTTTTTAACGCTTCTTGAGTTGTATAGGTGGTATTAAATACTTGATTGGAGCTGAATGGTAATCCAACTCCAACACCTACACTTGGCTGTAGATCTAACGGGTTTATTTGCTGTACATTAAATGCCATTATCCTCCGAATCTCTGTTTATCTTTTTCTTGTGATGCTTTAAATACTGCAGCTGCATTTTTTACAAAATCAAACTGTGATATATCTAATCCTGGTTCTGGTCTTGCAAAGTTTTCCTCCATCATTACTGGGTTCATCCCTAATCCTGGTGCAGAAACCATATCTGATGTTCCTGAGTATGCTGTTGGGTAATTTTCATTTACCATTTCAGCCTTGGTTTCATTTAATAGATCAGCAATTGGATCTCCAGTTGAAATTCTAGTTCTCTGTACCGGTGGAGTATATGGTTCGTATTTTGTTACTTTAGAAACTTGTTTTTTAGGTGCTTCTGTTAGTACATCTGCTAACTCCTCTCTAAGTACTTCTCTTACTGCTTCTTTTATTAATTTCTTAAAAACATCTAACTTCATATTAATAAATAGTTATGTTATGGTAATTGATTATCTATTCTAAATTTGATTTCATCTAGTAATACTTTTGTATCTGAACTAAAGGAAGATGGTCCATATAGTACAATTACTCCTACTTTATCTTTTGCTATTGCATATCTTCTTGGTGCAATTTTTGGTGAATTTGGATCATCTACTATTGCTAGTTCATATCCTTTATAGAAGTAGTCTGGATCTTCTGGTGTTCCTTCTGATCCTGTATTTTGCGGTGGTTGAGCAGATGCTACTATCTGACTTAATTGTGTAGAATCTTTACTACATCCTTGAATTGCTAAATCAATCGCTTCTAGTCTTTTCTTTATCCCTCCAAGTGTTACAGATACTGTATTAATTACTCCTAATATTCCTGCTTTATCTGCCTCTAGTCCATCTAGTAATTTGTTTATTTTAATCAACCTATCACTTAGTTTAGTTAATGCAGAAAATTTTACCCCTATTACAACTCCTCCTGCTTGTCCTGGTATAATTTTAAATACAGTAGGTTTTGGTATTTTAGTAATAATTGAGATACCTACCTTAGCAGCTCTAATAGCTTTATTTAACTTATTTGCTA